AACAGTATTATCTATGCCTAATGTGAGATAGGTCTCTCGCAAAGAAACTAAGTCGTTGGACTTAGGTATTGCAGATATTTGCAATAGGTTTCCAATCACTGAAGTTGACTGGATAATCAAATCGTTAATGACAATTTCACCATTTGTATAATCAACTGATCCCCATAGACCATCGACATACTCAAACGCACCAGTATCCTTTACGTAATAGAGACGCAATGAACCTTTACCATCATCATTCATGTAATATTGGTTAAGATCATCTCCAACAATCTTGAATCCGCTACTAGTAACAGCAGGAGTATCAGTTTGTTGGTTAATTCTATTACCGTAACAGATCTTATAGTTGACACGAGCGTTCAAATCGACTGTTACGTTCTTTCTCATCTTAACACGAGTGATATTAGAGGTAATTGATACCTCAGAATCATCAATTATCTTCTGAAGTTTGGAGAATTTGAATTTTCCACCAAATTTATTAAATTCTGCACCTGTATTAAGCGCAGTTAGTGCTGCAAGCACTACATTTTTAATTTCGGAAGGTTCTCTGCGAGTATCATTGGGGTTAAAGTAAACAAAACTGTCCAAATCGATGTAAAGTATCGATGGATCAATGATTGAAGGCTGAATTGCCGCTACAGAGTAGTCTCTAAGCTTCTTTAGAATAACATTTTTCTCTGAAAGTGATAATTTATCAGCATTTTTTGGTTTGATTGCCAAAAATACCTTACCATATTCAGGTGGAGATGCCTCTTCACCACCATAACACGCAATTGACGATACGTTAGGGTAGATTTGAGGAATAATTGCTTCATAATCACGAGTAGAAACTGCTCTACCGAATGCAGAATAGAATTTCGGTGCAGAAAACTTGATAGATTCAGTAGTTTCTGGTAAAGCACCGCCATCTGGGTAGGTTACAGCACTAATTGTGATGCCAGTACTGATTGTATTACCAACATTGTCTAGGTAATTGCCAATATTATCAAAAACTTTAAGTCCATTTGCGCCAGATCCACTTGATGTGGTATATCTAACGGTAATAACGTCACCATCATTAAGATCTTTACCTAGAACATCGTCTCCAAAGAGGATTTCTGGTACCTCATACTCAGATTCTTCAAGGAAAAAGATCTTTGAGGTAGAATCAATCTTAGTAATGTCTGTTGCTTGTAGATATTTCTCTGTGACAGTTCCAGAAGTGACCTCAACTGACATAATAGAGGTGTCTGCATCCTTATTTGTAAGGATGAAACGTTGTCGTGTAGAAGAATTACGTACAAAAGTGTCTTCAAGGAAGATCCCTTCATACAAAGATAGGTTATTAAAGGCTGCAATACCTGTTGTACTGTCTACACTCTGTGTAGTATCGACTGGAACCGAGAAAACAAAGTTATTATTATCTAATCCAGTGAAGTTTAGTACCAATCCTGCAACAATTGTAACTGTCTTAGGGTATGGGAATGCAGTTTGAACACTTATATTAACAACTGTCTGTGCAGAACGAGCAGATTTAGGTGTATAACCAATCATCCGTGCTAGCTTTACAACATTTTCACGTAAAACAGCAGTTTCAAGGAACCCTTCATTAACTGTAAGGTTAGCATTAACCGAAGTATAGTAAGTATTATACGCTAAAACGTCCAAAAGAACTGTCAAAGAGGATCCCTCGAAGTCATAATCGCTAAATTGCGACTGTGCCTTCATATAGTCTCTTATCTGTGCCTTGATTTCGTTGAATTCAAGAGCGTTGATCTGGTTAAATGCCATTACGGTTTAAATGCAACTTCGATATTATCAAACTTAGGTGGAATCCCTAAGATTACATAAGCAACACTCACGTTTAATTCATAATAATCTTCTTCCCAATCAACAGTAACTTCATAGACTGCTACTCTGGGTTCATATAGATTGATACAATCAGCTACTTGTCGCTCTAAAGAACTGATTAGGTCAGGTGTAACATTTTCAAATAGAAGACCAATTATATTACCACCAAATGCGGGATCAAAGGGCTTCTCATAAAAGTTATATAAAACAATATTTTTGACTGCTGCTTTAATAGCTGCTTCATTTTTCAGTGACAGAACATCGTTCGTCACCGCATTCTTTTCAAAAGTCAGGCTGAAGTCACGAAAGGACTTCGATACAAAAGACATCCAATGTAGTATTAACCTTCTTTATATTTATACTCAATCTGTAGCCTTTTTATTTTCCTCTTGGCTCTTCTTTAAATATACGTCAGAACGAGGGTCAGTAATGAGGTATCTACAGTACTCCCAACCCTCTTCTTTAAACTTATCGCCCATGTCTACAGGGCGATTCGCATTACCTTTATATCCTTTATCTTCCTTGGCCACGGTACCTCTTTCTTGCCTTATTACGTGAGGTAGCAGAGTACTTAGTGTGTGACCCTGTGCCTTGTCTTGTTCTCTTGGGTATTGGTTCTACATGTTGATGTGTACCAAAACCACCTGGTTTAGTCCTTGTTGCCATAATTAACCACCTGCGAATACGTTGGGTGAACCAGCAGCTACGCTGGTACATGTTGCATCCCCTATTCTACCACATCCTTTGCCATTTACAAATACGGATCCACTCCCCGAACCTATAGGTGCTGAGTGTGAAGGACATGGAACACCAGGCAATAAATGACCAGTGTTATTATCTCCTTGACGAGAGATCGGAATCCCATTACAAAATACGTTACCAGAACCTTGTGCTCTGACCATTCCTGAACAATGAGATACGTCTGCATCTCCAACTCTAGTTACTGCTGGCATTAGTTCAAATAATCGTAGTAGTCACCCATGAAGGTATGAATACCTTCCCATGAGTTATTTATTTTCATTGTAAGAGTAAAGACTTCAGGTGTCTGAGCTACAGTACTTAATTCCCATGATACTGTAACAGTAATAGTCTTAGTAGTATATGCAGTCATATCCTGATCAAGATCATATAACCTTTTACCTGCTGGCATGTTAGGTACTCTCTCAACCGTGATCGGTGTCATCGTCTTATCTGATTCACCAGGTTCAACATAAGTAAACCCATCTACAAAAGGATCCTGAAACGACCCTGTGATCGCCACAGAAGTTACTCCAGGAGTTATTACTATATCAGGTTCAGTTCCATCTACAACAGCAGTTACATTAGTAATCTCCTCTTGTAAAGCATCGTCTGTTGCTGCTGTAACTGTCTGGTTAATTGTGAACGTAGGTCTGGTTACTCCAGGGGTTATAGACCAGGGTTCTGCAAAAGGACTAACTGTGATCGTCATGGCAATGTTCCGAACCACCTATGGTACTACCGTTCTGAGTTGCTAGACGGTACATCTTTTCATGTATAGTTATCTCTTCATCGACACCAGGTGGTTGACACTCAGATGGAGCAGTGTCAATAGGTTCACCTTTATCCGTTGCTATGGGCATTGAATCTAACGGGTTCTGATAAAAATGCTTCGTGCTTGGTGGATCAAACCAATCATCATTCTGTCCCTTTTGATCGTAGGCCATTACTTTGTCTCTCTAGTCATCAATTGTTGTAGGTAGTCTGAATACTTACCCATCTCAGTATGTTGCTCCGCTGTATGTGGAGGTTCAGGAATAGTAGGTTCAAACTTAATCAAATGATCAAAACTATCAGGTAGATCCCTGAGTTTAGAATACGTGGTTAGCACGTTGTTATTCTTGATGATAAATTCACCTTCCAGTTCGTCCATAGCTCCTTCTCTGTTGAATAATATTTAGCGACCCTTCGCGGTTTTGGACGCGATTTTTTGATCTCCGAAACGAACTCCCTCACAATCAGACTTACTACAATAGTATCTCCCTTCGGGATCACTTGCCTGTGTAAGGTATTCTGTCTCCTGTACCCATTCTCGGAGTGCCTCTAAGACTATCTCCTTTAACCCTGAATTGACCCTCTCTTGGAATATGAGTTTCTCATCGTGCTCGCTTACAATATCTACCAGTTTCTCATAACTCTCAGAGCCAGGTCGTCTCATCATGAGTTTGGATTCTGCTACTTTCTTCTCAAGTGCTGCCAGACGCTCTGCCAACCGTGCATTACTAGGTGTATCCATTAAATTC